CCATCAGTATCTTCACGATAACCTTCGTTATCATATACCAGTATAGCATAACGTTTCTTTTTAATAAAGATACCAGCAACACCAACAATTTCTCTTGCGGCGGCAATAATACTACCAAATTCACTTGGGCAATTATGTGCTTGATTCATATATCCAGGAAACGTTTCGTTAGCCGCTTCACACACTGCTTCATAATATTCAGTTACTTTGTCTTTTGTCCACTCAAGTTCGCCACTATCAATTTGTTGTTTTAAAATAGGATACGCACTAAAGTAAACAGAGTCAGTATCGCCATATATAATACTTTTACCAGTATGATCATATGTGCCTTCAATAACACGATTAACTTCTGCAGCCATATGACGGGCAATGCATCTGCCAGTGAGTGTTGTTGATTGTCCCAGTCGTTGATCAAAGAATCTACATCCAGGATTTAGCAATGCACCGTACAAACTGTTCAAGTTAATCTTTTTAACCAACTGTCGCTTATCCCAAAACGCAAACTTATCAGCATCGACACCTTGTTGCTCTTTGGCATTCTTTTGTAGTATCTTACGTTCTGCGTACCATTGCTCTAGTAAGCCAGGAATAACACCTTTGGTATCATGACGGAATATAGTACCGTTTGCACTAAAGATCCAAGGCTGGCCACTTAGAAAAACCAAGTCATATATTTCAGCACCAGTTGCTTCTAGTGTTGTACCATCCTCAAAATCCAAATATAGCATAGTGTCACGATCCTTGTCCATAACAAGTTCGTATTCTGGACAGGCAAACTTGCCCTCCCATGCCTCTGATACAGTTTTAAAATCATCCAACATTTCACGTGTAAACACATGACGTACTTGTCCAACAATAGTTTCTGTACTCATGTTACCTGCACGTAAGATACTAGGATATAGTGAATTCAAATCCATACTTGCTAGCCATTCATGCATACCTTTTACTGGTGTTGCAACATATGCCCCTGCGGCTTGTGTATTTCCTTCATGGTTACGTTTGTCTGGAACCTGCATGCCACGTGCATGTGCCGCATTAATAATCGCTTGATCTGTTTGTGCAACCGCACCCATTGTTGTTTGTAGTAGCACAGTATTTTCATGTGCAAGTACGTTTGCTAAGTCAATAAACTGTAGTTTCTTTTCTAGTTTTACCAGCAAGTCAACGTCTTGTCTGTTGTAGCCAATAAACTTCTCAAAGTCATTGTTGTACAACTGATCCAGTGTACCTTCATAATCAATCTTTGTTTCGCCTAGTTCATACTCGCCAATGGCATCCAAACTGTAACTGTGCATTTCATGATATGTATACTTGCGATACAATTGCAACATATCCAAATGTACACGCCCTACAGTATCAAACGTTTCCTGTGTTTTACCATAACTAAGGTACTCACGGCGTTTGGGATATTTGTTCCACAAACAAAAACGTCTAGTATGTTCTTTACCCAATTGACGTTTAACACGATTTACCATATATGGAATATCAAAGCCTTCACTGTTCCAACCAGTTATTACGTCAGCATCATCAATAAGATCAAGGAATGTACTAAGTAACTCCTTTTCATCGCTCATTAGCATTGTATCTGGAAACTTTTCACAAATTGCTTGTGCTGTTTCTTGATCCAGTGTTTTGGGAGCAAGTGCTAGACATATTGTGCGATTTAACCAACTAAGATGTACTGCAACTGCGGTTACTGGATTAAAAGGATCTTCTGGAGGCGCAAAGCCCATGTCCTTGTTAAAGTCAACCTCAATATCAAAAAATGCAATGTTTAGTTCTGGTGCATCTGCTTCCAGATAGTTCTCTGCTAAACAGCGAAATACCGGATTCATATCACTTTCATAAAGTTGTTTGTGCGAGTAAAGTTTCTTCTCTCTGGCAAAAGTTTTACCATTAGTACACGCAATGCGGCTCAATGGTTCGTTCCAAATACTTTTAAATTTACCTTTTGCATCAGGATAGTAAAACACATAACGTGCTGGTAACTGTTTGTAAACACGCTTACCTCCAACACGTTCGACAATGTCAATTATGTCTTTATCTCTATCAATAATACCGTCTACGTAACTCATTAATGTCTTGCCTTATACCATTTGTAAAGTCCATACATACTAATACCTAACCAAAATATTTCTAAAGTGATATTAGCAAGCACGGGTTTGTAGTACAAATTAACAAATAGTAATATTGCAACCATAGCATTATTAAAACTGTACCAAAAACCCTTTGCGTCAATTCTATCTGTTTGTAATAACAGGTAAGTGGTTACTAACAATAGTACTCCCATATTACCAAAAATATCACTCCAGTGTAGTGCGTAATAGTCTACCAATATCCCATTGCCTTTCCGAATCCTATTATATTAACACACGCAAAGTATATAGTCAACACTAATGGCCACGCAAGCATACGTCTTTTGTATGCTACGATTGCTGTTACACTACCTATAAAGAATCCAGGATATACTAACCGCATGTCAGGTTCATCTGCACTTAGTGCAAGAGTTAAACTGGCGGCAACAGTGAAAACAAAACTTACCAGCTCATAGTAAAATGCTGTTCGGTCTGTTTCCCAACTGTGCCGCCAAAATTCAATTACTTTGTTCAAAGTGTTCTTCCAACAGTTTCTAGAATTGTTTCCAATTCATCAAAATCGTCTTTTGCTCTACTAAACTCGGCTTTGTATGCAATACTGATTGCTTTGTTAAGTACTGCAGGTTTAATGTCTAATTCTTCAGCAATTGCTGTAACGGTATCTTTAAGCCCTTCACGTAGTGCTTCCATTTCGCCTTTTACTTGAATGCCTTCGTTTACAAGCTGTTTTAGCTTGTTAACATCATCAGATGTAAATGTAGTCATGTTGAGTCATACTCCAG